CGATAATGGCCAACCCCCTCAATACCCCAGCGGTACCGGCACTTCCAGTTGCTCCCGAAGAATACAAACGGCCTTGGGGCGCTGCGCTGTTAAACGTTTTACGGCTGTACTTCAATCAGCTCAAAGCGTTAATGGATGAGATTATCCGTCTGGCAACGACGTTTAATGAGGGAGACTACGGGCAAACCATCAAGTTCCCGAACATTGGCGCTTATTACTCCCCCTTTGTCACCTAAACAATGTTTAATTTTTGGACGTATTCAAGCAGGTGAATGTGATCCAAAGGAATTCAATCCTGAAATTCTTTGTGAAGCTGAATTATTAGAAGATGAAAAAGGTCAGTATTTCATGCTGCCTCCTTATGGTTATTGTTTGGGTGTTGCTCAGGAACGACTCAAACTTCCTCGTGATGTAACCGTTGTTGCAGTAGGCAAGTCTACTTATGCACGATCTGGAATCTTAGTTAATATCACCCCAGCAGAATCTGGGTGGGAAGGTTATCTAACTTTGGAAATCAGTAACTGTACTGGTTTGTTTAATCGGATTTATGCTGACGAAGGTATTACACAACTGCTGTTCTATCGCGGCAATCCCTGTGAGGTTACTTACCAGGACCGGAAGGGTAAGTATCAAAATCAAGAGAAAGAAATTGTTTTCTCTCAGGTCTAAAACTAAAGACCAAACCCTGTAAATTTACCTGAATAAGGTTGGGGTTTGTTTGCATATTGAGTAGAGCCAGTAGTACCAACCGTATCACCCATGTTGGGCAACACTACGCCTTGAACCTGTGCTGCAGTTCGAGGCGTTTTACCTTCAATAGTGTTTTCATCAATGGCAGCTTTTTGTTTAAATTTACCAGCACTTTTGGCAGCTGCAAAATATTTTGCAACTCTATCTTTATCTTTATTTAAAGATTCAACTGACTCACGATCTTGTTCGTTTACGTTGCGAAGATCTGTTCTGTATTTTTGTTCTGGATGTAAATCAGAAGTATCTGAACTTGATGTTCCAGAGTCGTGTCTGGGGTCATATTCAGGACGCCCTCTCTTGCCAACCCTAGTATCGAAGGGCTCGTCTCTTCTGCCTTGACGAGGGTCGTAAAATCTTGCCATGATAGTATTGTAATTGAGAAAATTTAAAGTGTATATAGACATGCATGGCGCCGCAGGTTTTCTAGATAGTTTTGTTCAAGACGAAGTTAATTGTCGTTGTCTTGACGAAGATGATTTTGGTGCACCTCTCGATAACAAAGAAAATGATGTACCCTTGTATGACATGTACAATCGAGGGTTAGCAGCATGCGAGCAAGGAATGGAGAGGAAGAACTTAGGATTGGAGGGCCAGCGAATGGGAATGACTGGATATATCCCCTCAATGGAGGAGGCACTCGAGAAATACCCAGCGACAGCACCAAAGCCCAAGGCACTCTTGGTACCCCTACCATCAGCGGATCAGATGCCAGTGGAACAACTCCTGTCCAAGCAGCGCCGTGGTTTGCTCCGGTAGAGGATGACGGTTGTAAAGATGGGGTATGCCCAGTTCCATGGGCAAATCAACCATGGTCAACAAAACCCTATCGTCCTGAATTACAGCCTGATTTAGTTAATCATCCGCCGCATTACACCGACGGATCAATCGAATGTATTGACGCAATCGAAGCGCAGCTGACACCAGAAGAGTACCGAGGTTACTTAAAAGGGAATATTGCCAAGTATGCCTGGCGTGAGCGCCATAAAGGCGGGACAGAATCACTGAGGAAGGCACGCTTTTATTTAGATCGTTTGATAATGTTTGACGAAAATTAAAAAGGAATACACTCCTCCTCGTCATCTTCATCATCATCATCATCATCCTCGTCGTCGTACACACATGCGGCGGCGAGGTCAGCTAGTTCGAGATCAGTAGGTACATCAAAACCTAATTTAATATTTTCATCCTCCAAGAGATCTTTGACTGCGTGCCACTCCATTAAGCGTTGGTGATACAGATTTAAAAGCGCAACATAAAGTTGATCCCAGGTCATCTCCTGCGCCTGAAGCTCGGCTTTGCGTACAGCAAACTGAAGCTCTAAAGGCAGTTCAAACTCTCTAGGTTCAGATCCGTTTTCCATCCTTGTTTGCATGGCTTCGATTCAAATATTCTAGAACTAATAGTCGAATACAGAATCTAACTCATCAGAGGGATAGTCGACCCAAGAACCGTCTTCCAGGCGGAACTCATTAGCAAATTGCGACAATATGTATGGGTTGATACCGTTTTCCAACTGTCGTATCGCTCCTACTTGCTTAATGGAACCAGCGTAATTACGGAAACAAGTAAGTAAAATATCGGTGGACGGTTTTAAAAGTGTCTGTGATTCTTTTAAGAATAACTTAACCTCTTCCCGCCTGCGCATCAAAAGCCCGCCAATAGCTTGTTGTTCCTCATCAAAAATCCAACGGCTTATTTCTTCTGCTGCTCCACATAAATCTTCGTGTTCAATGCAATCAATTACACGACTGTACAAAAATGATTCCCACCCTATTGAGTGAATAAATGATATCAACGCTTGCCGCATGCATTCATCTAATTGAAGATTTAACGTTTCAAGCTGGCTATCAATTACATTGATTTCATGAAACAAATATTCAAGCGCTTTGCTTTTACTGCAACACTGTTCTTTTTTTACTGGTAGACCATCTGGATAAAATTGTGTGCCATATCCAAATGTGTAAGGCTCTTGTCCAGTAATTGGGTTTGCATATGCTTTTTCGTTAAACCCTTCATGTTTGCAAATTAAATCGATAGCGTACAAAAAATTAGACATGGGGATAACACTTGCTATCCCCAATCATACACAATGTAATTAACTATCGACCCTGGCCACGGCTTGGTTTGCGTCCATGGTTAGGTTTTGAATGCTTACCATCTCCCTGACGTGAGCGCTTGGGCTTGGATTCAACTGTAAGTGATGTGGTGGACTTTGGTTTTGCCATTGAAATTACCAGTTGTAGTTACACGCCCACCAGCCTGGAGTTAACTTGTCAGTTTTCTCTGAGCAGTTGTGGCGCGATTTAAAGTTAGCACGCCTGCCTTCGTCTTTGTGAGAAAGGTAGTCGTCGTATCCACGCAAACCAAATCGAACAATCCCTTCCCTACCCTTGTCACAAGCCTTTACAACATATTTGTGTTTATCTCCTTTTGGTGCACGCTGTGGCTTATTGCAGGCCATCTTGTCCTTTTGATAGCGATGCGCTGCACTAGCTGCTTTTTTTGCTTTATCTGACATTAAAGCCCTTTAAATAAAGATGTGAATTCACCAAGAACTTGTCTTCCTGTTTTTGAAGAGCTGTTATCTTCTTCATCATCATTTAATTTTAAATCAAAGAAATTCGTATCTTCATCATCTTTGGTAGATTTGCTTGTTGTTTTTGTAACTTCTGTTTCATCTTCACCCAGGAGGCTGCTAACTTTACTGAGATTTTCCCAGGGATCTTTTGAATAAAAACCAGTTACTTCAAGAGGTTTATTCATAGCTGCTTTACTAAGAATTCCTAGTTCTGATGGATCAGTATCTGGGAAGAATTTTTCATAAAACTCATCTTCACTTCCTTTGTAGCCTGCCTTTTGAAATGTTTTATACAACGCATCATCTGTTCTAACTGGCGCATTTTTAAAATCTTCAGGTCTATCAATGTAAGTAATACCTAAAACTTCTTGTGTTGGATCTTTTCTTTTTTCATTTAGGTATTTAATCTTCGATCTGATATCTGCAGCAGTACCACTTCTTATGGTGGAAGTAATATAAGTTTTTAATTCATCAAGAGTTCCTTTCCAGGTATCCATACCAAACTGTTTAAGTGATTCGTCCCAGGTTTTTTTATCATTTGGATCTAATCCTTTTAACATTTCATCGGCAAATTCATCAGGTGTTTTAAATATACCAAAAACAGTCCCCTGTTTTAATGCTTCTCCTTTTAATTGAGGCAGAATATTGTTGTTAATTTCATCTTGAACTTTCCCAGCGTTAAGGATATCTTCCGCTGGATCATAGTTTCTGTGTTGGCCTGCAACTTCAAAATGCATGCGTGCAAAAGCATCTTTGTTGTTTACATCAATACCATATCGATACGCTTGGCTTACCCAGTAGGGGTCGCCATTTTTTGCTTTATCCCAATCACTGGCTACGGTTTCCCTTTGGTTTACGTATGAGCCATTTGCTTCTCTTCCTTTATTACCTGTTGGATTAAAATAAAATTCTGCATTAAAACCACGGGGGCCTGTGCTTCCTATTTGATCTAAATACATTTTCGCACGTAAATCAGCAGTTTGTTTTACAGCGTTAAGCATGACTTGAGTTTGGAATGGGTTTTGTTCTTCTTGCCTAACGTCTAAATACTCAACAAATTCATCCATTGATCTTGATTCATCAAAGCGTGGCTTTAAATATTTAGTTATGAAATCATTTGCAAATCCTTTGTCAATTCTTACTTGCTCTTTTGCATCTCCAACAGAATAACCTAATTCAAGATCTTTGTTATATTTTTCTGTTAATGCATTATCAAACCATTGTTGCCAATTATATATAGCGTTGTTGTTTGTTGTTTTTGTTAATCCTTCAATGCCTTTTTCTAATGATTCTTTTTGTTTTTCTCCTGCTGACCCCATCATTGCAAGTGTTCCGCCTATGCCCGAATCACCAAGAAGTGACTCAGATAATGTTTTACCCATGTCCATAATTTCGCCAACACCTGAAAATCCTTTTAACGTTGCTAAAGTACTTTCTTTTGCTTTCTGTTTTTTCATTTCAGTGATTGTATCTTGTAAAACGTTTTGTGATAATGCAGAAAATCGTTTTACATCCACCATGGCTTTATCACCAACTGCTTGATTTAATGCATCTTCTAAGTCAGTGACACCATATCCCATATTTGCGTTGTACCTAAAGCTGATATTTTTATCCTCAGGTCTATCAGATAATCTGAATAAAGCTGCAAATTCATCTGGTTTATTAACATCCAAGTACTTTTCTTTTGCTAACTTGTCCCAGTAAGCGTCTCCATTTATCGCTGCTTCCCACTGAGCATTAATTTCTGGGATGTTAAGCAGGCGATCTGTTTGTGTGCCTGTGTTTATTCCTAGTTGTAAATCACGAGCATTTTGAATATCTGCATCAGTAGGTTTTTCTGTGTAAGCGTCTGCTTGATTTAAAACTTCTGCTTTGTTTCCACGAGCACCTGCTGGTTTTCCTTGGCTTGTATAGTGTTGTAAATAAAACCCACGCTCTCCATAACGTTCTGTAATATCAATGTCATCATTTTGTACTGCAGCTTGCCATTGTTGTACTGCTGCAGGGTTATTTTCTTTGTAATAATCAGACTCAAAAACACCATATGCAGGTCTAGCACCTAAAGCTGGGTCCCATCTTTCTAATTTTTGATCTCTGTAGAAATCTTTAAATCCATCTTTAACTGCATTTTTAACAGCACTTGATGTATTTAATGCATCTAATGCATTTCTTTGATCGATATAACTTCCTTTTTGCGTAGCGTATGCAATTTGTTCTGCTTTGTCATAAGCTTCGTTAGTTTGTTTATTTTGATTTTCAATAACAGCAAGTCTTTTGTTTAATTCAGCATATGCAGCATTTTCTCGTTTATTGTTTTGACTTTCGTTATATGCATTTACAATTGTTTCTGATTGAGCACGACCATGATCATATTTAGCGCTGCCACTTTCTGACCAATCTTCTCCACCAAGCCTGGCTTGGAGATACCCTGCAATATCATCTCTACTTGCTCCTGCTACTTCACTAAACGGAACCCAAACATAACGTGTTTCTGTTGTGTAAAAAGGATTGCCCGAATCATCTGTGTCACCACTACCAAAAATTTCATAAGTAGTACCGTCATCATTAACTGGCCTTATGTGAACCGTATACGGAATATTTACGCCATCAGGAGCGTTTTTATTAGTCGGATAGGTAGCTAGATTTGTTTCTTTTTTGCTACTGTTGAATTTTTTCTTGTTTGAATCATAATAAAACGAAACACTGTCAGCGGCTTGTTGCTCAGCTTTTACAAGATTTAAACCTGCTTGAAATCCTTCCCATTTGGTAATATCCTGATCAACATTGCCCCAGGCAAGACCCGGCTCTGTACTACCACCACCACCACGGCCTTTACTCATTGAAAATACTAAGGTCTACTTCAACAAGCATATTCTATTGTGTTGTATTTTTGTGCTTGTACTACCAATACATCTTGAGAAACCCACTGATCAATTTTTCGATGTTTAAAAGAACAGTAAAATTCTTGCCGTTTGTACCAGGCCTCCATTGGTTCGCTTGCTTTTGATGTGTTGCAACGACGGCATGCGGGAATTAAATTGTTTCGATTACTAAAACCGGATTTGAAACGGGAAAAAATTGGTTCAAGGCTTGTGCCGTCTTGGCCCAAATAA